ACAACTTCCACGTCACTGGCGGTATTTGGTTTCATCCACTTTGAAAATCTTTTCCGCCTTCGTATAATATTTATAAGAAAGTCGAATTGTAAACGATTATCTAAGTGTGCATTCATATTCATTTCATTTGCAAATAGAACAGTATCGTTGAAATAAGAAAGACCACGATTTACCATAAAGGCGTTATAACCCTTTTCGGCAATATCATCAACCATAATATCTTTTTTAGTATCATTGATAGCATTGAGATATTCAAATGGATTCATTTCCAAAACTCATCAAGTCCGAGGTTTTCTTCTAGCATTTCTTTCGTAAAGTCTTGTGTGTCAACTTTGTTTAAATGATTCTTACCATGATAAAGTTGAGGAACTGTACGATGACCTTGTTCTTTTAGAAAACTTTTGTTTTCAGGATGCCAACTAAGATTACATTCATCAAATAAGTATCCCCATTCTTTCAATTTACGTTTCATTAACACACAGTAATTACAATCATCTTGTGTGTATAAAATTAATCTAGGTGAAGTTAACATTAGCCATAACCTCCGTAAGACATGCAACCACGTTGAGTTCATGGTCTGCAACAAAAGCATTCTTATATTGATAGTCGGCAAGTATAAGAACTAATTGTGGAATTGATTGTGGTGCAACTTTATCATTCATACGATCATATACACCGCGAAAGATTGCTGCAGCATCAGTATCAATATTGTTGACTACCCAACTACGCATCTTCTTAAAGTCTTTTGCTTTTAAGTAAGCAAAAAGGTCATCAAAGGCATTACTACTGTGAGTAGAAACGTTAGAGTCAATATTCCCCAAAACAGAATATCTTTGTAATTCATTTAGTACTCTCCTCCAATCAGGCGCATACTTCATGATGAGATCAGCTAATGCTTTCTTGTCAAACTCTACACTTTCAGCTTCAAGAATAGCAGTGACTCTTTGCATGAAGTTAGCGGCAAGTTGAGCCATATCTTTTTTAGATGTATTGAATTCGTATACACCACAACGAGAATGTAGTGGTTCAATAATACGATTCTTAAAATTACATGTAAGAATAAACCGGCAGTTATTAGAAAATTCTTCGATAAATCCACGCAATGCCGGTTGAGTTGATTGCGCATTGAGATAATCTGCCTCATCGAGGATTACAACTTTGTAACCACCTTGTAAAGAAACTGTTGAGGCAAACTGTTTGATCTTAGTTCGAAGTGTATCTATGTTACCTTCTTCTGAACTATTGATCAGAATAAAATCTAGACCAAGCTCATTACATAATGCTTTAGCCACTGTAGTTTTACCAAGGCCAGCAGAGCCAGTGAACAACATATTTGGAAGTTCACCGGTCTCTACTATCTTTTGGAAGACTTGCTTTAAATTATCTGGTAAGATAGTTTCAGCAATTGTTTTTGGTCGGTACTTTTCGACCCATAGAAAATCATTTGACATTTATTACTCCATAACAAAATTATATCACAAAACACTGAGTAAGTAAATATCTTAATCTTCTTCCATCGCCCGTTCTTGTTGAATAGTTTCTACAGTTTGGATGATTTGTACTGCATCATCACGCAGTTTACCAAGTGTAGACATTTCTTCGCCTTTCACCGCACCACGTTGTGACATAGCATCAATTACTGCAACACAAGACCTAGCGACTTGGTTTGACAAAGTCATAAGGTGATCTACCTTATCTGGTTCTTGTTCCATATTTTCTTCATTCATTTCTTATACTCCGTACGAAGAGGTTTTTTCAAGTGCAATCCAATACTTAACGTTAAGATCTTTATGTGAGAAACAAGAAATCAACTTACTTGAAATATTAACATCATAATCACCAGCAAGGATCTTAAGATTTGAAATACTCAGAATAAAGTTAAAGTTTGCTTCATTAGGATACTCACCATCTACATCGATCGAAAATGCATTTGATGTTGAGTTCTGGCTATCAACCACAGATAGACTTAGTACACCGTCTTTGCCAGTAATTGATACCTCATCATGACCGAGAGTGGATGCAGCTCTCTTAATCTTGTTAAGTGTATCATTTGTAAGAACGAAGTTAACTTCCGTTTCCGGCATGTTAATATCTTTCTGTGGTGTTGTCAGTGTTTCTTCTGGTGAGAAGAAGTACTTGACTTTTGAGCGACCGGTTGAGTCACCAATGGTTACATACTCATCGGCAAATTTAAGACGAGGAGTATCAACCAATCCTAGGACACCAATGAATTCATTGAGATCATAAATGCCAAAATCTTGTGGAAACTCGACATCGACTTCAGCAGTAGCCAATACATTACGAGCTTCAGAAATAGTTTTAATAGTGCTGCCCTGTCGAATCAACATGTTCTGATTGATACCAGAAAAGTTTTTCAGGACATTTAGAGTATTCTCATTTAGTTCCATCATATACCTCCAAAAGATTATCTATATTATACCACAAGTTCATTCGCTTGTACACCGACTTTCATCTTACTAAAGTTCTTTTCTTTAATAAATTCAATCTTACTATTAAACTTACCGTCAAGAATCTCACCTTTATGTGAGATTACAAACACATTAGTTTGATCATCAAGTGTGTAAAGAATCTTTAATAAGTTTTCTACACCATCATGGTCAAGTGATGAGTCAAATGTTTCATCAAGTAAAAGTAAATTAGTAGCCACACTGTTCTTCATCTTAGCAACCTGACGCCAGGTAAAGAGCAGTGCCAAATCAATTCTTTGTTTCTCACCTTCACTAAATGAGTCATATGTAAATTCATCTCTGTGTCTTGAACGAATGACTTCTTGAAATGATTCATCTAAATGAAAGTGTACAAAGAAATCGAGAATCTGTAGATATTGATTCACGAGTTTATTCATTACAGGTAAGTACTGTTTAATAATTTTAGTCTTAATACCTGTATCTTTTAACATTTCAACTATAACTGTGTTATAGCTATACTGTTCTGATATTTGAAATTTATTTTCAAGTTGACTATTTTTATCATCTTCAAATTTTTGTAGATCGGCACGAGCTTCAGACAGATCCGTACCGATTTCTTTTTCTATATGCGATCGGTAATCAGATATGGTTGCTTGCAGTTTTGAAATCTCTTTCGAGTTGGCAGTGAGTTTATGTACCCGATCTCGAAGCGTTGAAAGTAGGCTAGTCTGTTCACTAATCTCCGATTCCACTCCTTGGCCTTCCGTTCCGATTTGCTTAATCTCTGTCTTCCACCGATCCCTATCTGTTTGTGTCGATAATAAAATCTCATGTTTATGGCCGTCTGAAATGGTTTGGTCGCACACGGGACACGATTCATTCTCTTCGAAAAAGGTGATCCGCTTCTCGAGGTCGCGGATAGTCGATTGCCGATCTTGACCTCTGAGGAGTAAGCTCTGCTTCCTATCCTGTAACAGTCCCAACCTTTGTTCGGCTTCTGATACAGATTCATCGAGTCCGAGGCTAAGCTCACTATTCTCAACCTGTAGTTCATCGATGACACTCTGCGATGCTTGTATCCTAGATTCATAGTCCTTTCGATTCTCTTCAGTTAGTGCTGCGATATCGCGAATATACTTCTTTTGAGATTCAATTTTAGTTTTCACGATATCTATGTTATAATCAATTTGTTTGAGTTTGTCTTTTAACTGAACATTTCTTTCCTTTAGGATTACATTCATTTTCGAAAATACGTTTATGTCGAGAAGATCTTCAATAACTTCTCTACGAATTCCACCAGGTAGCTGCATGAAAGGAATAAATGAGGAGCTACCTAATACAACTACCTGATGAAAAGACTTGTGGTTCAACTTTAAAATGTTTTGTTCTAGAATCTTTTGGTATTCTTTAGCATGTGATGATTGATTAATCAAATCACCATTCTTCCAGATTTCAAATACATTGGGTTTGATTCCACGGCATACTTTAAATTGGTTGCCACCGATTGTAAATTCTACCTCAACCAAGCAGGCTTTGTTATTAATCGAATTGATCAGTTGAGTTTTATTAATGTTACGATGTGCTTTACCAAAAAGCCCGAATGAAATAGCATCGAGCATAGTAGATTTACCAGCACCGTTTTGGCCAACAACGAGTGTTGACTTATTCTTGTCAAGTTGAATTTCGGTAAAGTTATTTCCTGATGACAAGAAATTCTTGTACCGAAGAGTTTTAAAAATAATCATGCAAGTTCTAGAGCTTGTGCTTCCGTCATGAGTTCACGTACTTGAATCTTAATTTTGTCTTTGTCAAGATCTGTATCAACAGCTTCGATGTAAGTGTCAATAATTTCTTGTGTATCATCAAAATTAATCTTCTCATCTTCAATATTCTCACCAAGAAATTCTTGGAAGTTTTCGGCAATCTTGAGTTCATGGATATTTCTTGATTGAATTCTATCAATAAACCTGTCAAATGTAAATGTATCCGACTTATTGACTACCACAACTTTGACAAGCTTTCCATCTAACTCATCAACATTATAATTATTATAATCCATTTTGTCGTCATTGTACACTATTTTTTGAAATAAAGTATATGGATTACGTATCTTTTCTATCTCACGTGTTTCGGTATCAATAACATGGAAATACTTAGGGTCATGGGCATCTGACCAAAAGAATTCCATTTGACTACCAAGATACCAGATATTATCCTGTCGCGATGATACATGATAATGACCGGATAAAACCATTTCAAACCGAGAAAAGACTTTATGATCTAAACCATGAGTATTCTTAACACCACGCATCATTTCAAATCCATTGAGTTCGAGATGTCCACCCAGCCAATCAGCTTTACATTCTTGAATAAATTTCATTGATGAATCATAGTTCTCTGAGTTTATCCAAGGGAGAAGTGCAATTTTCAGAGAACCATAATCCATGACTCTTGGTTCCATTACAATATGAACTTCATTCATGTAATGGCCAAGACATTCTTTCAATGAATTTAAATCATTCGTATTCTTATAGTACGTATCATGATTACCAGGTATAATATCCATACGCATACCAGATTCACGAAGTGGATTCAAGAAATACTTACGATTATGGTTGAGCGCTTTAAAGTTTACAAATTTCCTGTGGTCGTAATAATCGCCGAGGTGTAGGATTTGCTCGATCCCGTTTTGTTGACAGTAAGGAAAAAAGATTTCTGTGTAAAACTTTGCTGCATTTTCGAGAAAGATCTCGGAAGAGTTACGTATACCGCAATGTGTGTCATTTAATACTGCTACCTTCACTGAAGAAACTCCGTTAGATCAGAATCAGCCTTAGCTGATTTTCTTTTCTTTTTTTCTTTTGTAACTTCTTCTTTGATAACGCTATCTGTATGTTTTACTTTTTCAATACGATCTCTCAATGTATCAACAAAAGCACCAACAACTTGTTGTGACATTTCATCACCAAGTTCATTATCAATAAAGTTTTCAATTCCAGATTTTGTAAGATACTTAAGTTTAATATCCTGTTGTTTCTTTTCTTTTGCAATACGCCGTAGAAAAGCATACCAAGTTATTTGAGTAAAATAAGCAAAGGCATTAGGTTTACCTGTTCGTGTTGCTGCTTCTAAATTATAATTTTCAATCGCCTTCAAGCAATTTTCAACAGCATCCATTACCATTTCTTCACGATATGTGTAGCGAATAAAATTAGATTTGTGAGACAAACCTTCAGCGATTCGTAAGAAACACTGAGCAATATAGTCTGGTACAATAGGAAGTTGTTGATCTTTTTGTTTGGCTTGGCGAACTTCGGTTACGTAATCCACAACAGCCTGAGAAAAGTCAGCATTATTTACATAATGGATACTTTTTCTTTGTGTGCGCGCCATTACTGATAAATCCTTTCTGCGTCACGAAGCTGCATTAGAAAATTTGCTGATTCAGGATTTTGCTGTTGCCAGTGGATAGCATGGTACTGACGACCTACATAAACCGCAGTATAATCAGGACGGGTACTACAAATACCTTTTGTCAAGTTAATAATTCTTTTACGGTCAGTATCTGTGTGTATTTCTACAACCTTTTCATCCTGATCTAAGATGTGGTAGGTGTAATAGAGTTTTTCATTTATAACCATATCGCACTCCTTCATTATGTAGTAATTATAAACTAGTAGATTGTATTTGTAAATAGATTTGTTTTGCTTTTAAAACAAAAAATAACGGTGTACTTTTGCGTGAAAGTTGATATAATAAATTAAGAGTTTTTCCGGAGGGTGGATACCTCGTCTTCGGTTAAGTATTGCCACTCATCAGTATGACCTACAGACCATTTCGGTTCTGTTTCTACACGGTAATTTTGAGTACATACTTTAAAGTCCGGACGTTTTAATTTATCTGGAGTTAGACTCGAGTCACGCCATATAACTCTATTATTAGGTTGAGCCGCAAATTGTCCATTATCGAGTCGAATAATATTGAAACTTTTATGCTCAGGATCATGTTCACTAAAGTTTATATCTATACGAGATTTATCTGGATGAGCATTATCGATTGTAAAACAATACTCGCCCGCATGCATCTGCTTGTCTTTGCCGAAAAACTCACACCGACTTAGTATTGGTTTTTCAACAACAGTTATGTCGTAATCAAAGCAATCCCAAAGCTGCAGAACATCAAGAGGAAGATCACCATGATCTGTTTTCCAAACGAATGCTGACAGAGGAAGCTTGTCATATAGTGCTCCATAGTCTGTAAGAAGTGTTTCAAAATAAAGTGCCTTATATTGTGTTGATTTAACCGAGATCCAAATACCAGGAGTATACTCACCATGTCCGTGTTCATGGTCATAAAGATATTCCTTACGAACGAAAACGTTTTCGAGTGGTAACGGATGAACTAAGAAACTCAATGGTACGTACCTTTCGGTTTAAAAGGAATAACATTTGATACACTTGAATCGATGTCTTCTATGAGAGATTTTTCGTATTCTCTTTCTGCTTCATCGTATTTATCTTGTAAGAATGCATCCATTTCTTCTTCGGTCATTTCTTTCATGTTTTCTTGTATTTCTTGAAGAGAAACATTAGTATGCTTACGAATACTGTTATACTTATCAGCATCACTCAATGCACCAGCATAGTGTAACATTACAGTATCTGATGGAGTACTTTCACTTACAATATGAATAGAATTCAGTGCCACTAAATCAAGCGTGTCGTCTTGAAATGAAACCCATGGCTTGAATGTGTAATAGCGTGTATTAGATTCTAAATCGTCTGTTGTAATAATCTTCATAGCTCGACGAACGATGACATCCGTTTCACTATCAGCATTAGTCTCTACCAGTTCACATATTACTTCATCACCGGAAGTAAGTTTAAACTGTTTATACACAGTACTGCTC